GGAGTCGTTTCATTAACTACTAAAGGTTCTCTTGGCTTTAATGCGTCTTCTTCATTAGTGATCATTATTACGCGTTCTTCCGTATAATAATTTTGTACTAAGTCTAAAATCTTTTCCGCTAAATATTGTCGTGTCTTCTTCAAGTTATCTAAAGGCACTTGAATCATAACCGCGCCACGATTTTGTTTAGCCTGAATAGCAACTCCTGAAACTTCCGCTCCATCTGTGCCAAGCATAGAATCGTTAATGCCGCTTATAGCTTGTATGTTAGCAGCAGCTTTTTGGCTAATGCGGTCAAGACCTGACGGTATCTGACTAGGGTTAATTTTCATCGGGGGAGTAGAGCCCCTATTAAACTCAAGTATTAATCCAGTTTCAGCACCGTGTTCTTCTAAGTCTTCTACTTGCATATTAGTCAGGGAACCACTTTCTACCATCCAACCACTATTAGCTGTTGTATTAACTATGTGCAGCTCTTGGCTAGATATTTTATTTAGCTGTTCTTGGGGCGATAGTAAGTTACGCACCATACCAAATGGGCGTCCTCTGCGAAAGTATGCAAAAAACGGAACAATAGTAAAATCATTGTAAGGCGACCAATCATCATGGAGCACTACTTTGTCACAAGTTACTGTCCATCGTACGCGCCTGCGCATTTTTGTATATACAGATAGCCCATGAGTTTTAGCAAACTTTTTAGTCTTAGCTTCTGACCAATTATCCGGAACAAACCGTTGGTCACCTGACTCCATATCAACGAAACAGTCTGTTTTAATTAATTTTCTATGTTGTCGTTCTATAATTCGCAACGACCTGACATTCCTATAGTCATCAGTATCTGGAATTGGCGCACCCGCGTATTCATCCATAGCATCTGCATCGCCGAAAGTATTATCAGCATACTCTACTGAATCGTGGCCAAAACTATTTCCATTCTCTGCAATAAACCGCAACCGCTCTGCTTGTTTTTTACCGTAGGTTTCTTCTATCTCGTCAAGCGTCATCCACCGAGTTTCAAATACCTCATTCCATTTTTTAGGGTCTGAGTCTTTAGCATCTGGGTCGATTAAAATATCTAAAGGGTCTTTGCACATTATGCGCACTTCGCCTTCTATATGATCTGAGAAATCTATACGCGCATCAAAGTAACCGCGACCGTCCATTATCAAACCATCAGCAAATACTTGTTGTTCTATCCAATCTAACTTGTTGTTATCTGCTATCTGCATATATAAACGAGTCAGCACATCTGCTATTTCTTGATCGCCACCTCTACGGGGTTTAAATCTAATATCAGCGCGTCGAGTAGACTGCTCACCTATTACCGTATTAATTGTAGGCAAAATAGTATTAATAGTTAACGTAGGTCTTCCTTCTGCATCTAGTGCTGCAACATCGGCTGAATCCCATTGCTCACCTTGGTAATATGCGTCGCACTTTTTTGCTAAGTCTACATAGTCTAAATGCCCATTATCTCTGGCTCGTACATACCTATCCCACTGAACTCTAGTTATAGTGTCCTCTTCCCCTGGAGACATTTTGCGTTTCTTAGGTAATATTGCCATATATCTATGCTCTCATAGCCGTTTTTGATTTAATTTCTTTAGAAAGTGAGTCTAACCTATCGCGCCATGAAGGGGGGTTTACTATTCGTTCTGAAAAAGTATTAAACTCTGTCATCATTAACCCTACCCATGCAAGTGCATCTACTTGGTCATCGTGTACGCCATTAGGAAATCTTAATAATTCAGCAACTAATGGGCCTGTGAATATTTCGTTCTTAGGTAGATACACCATACCTTGTTGCATACGTCCTTGTATAGCCCTAGCTCTTGCTTCTTTATCGCGTCTTCCAGTTTTTAAATCTTTTATATACACTTCATTAAGACCACGTTCGCGTATACGTTTTTGTAAAAACGGCCCCAATGCCATTTCTATGTGCCCTTTTTCTATGCCGACAATAGAAGGTTTCCAAAGTTCATACAGATCTAGTATGCGCTCAACCAACTCGAACCCGTCAAATCTACCACGAACTACGTCCATTAGGAATAGCCTATCGTATTCATCTACCCCCATGACTATGCCAACAGAATAATCATTACGATCTTTTTGACCTATCGCTAAATCCCACGCGCAATAATAACGCATACGATCTTCATCTACATCTTCGGGTTCATAGTACTGAAGCATATCTCTAGTAAAGTATTCACCGTCATCAGATACAGGATTCTGTTGATACAGCGCTGACCAATCTCGTGGGCCAACAGCTCTACGTATTTTATCAAGCGCTTCTACATTATAGCGTTCACCGTGTAATGGGTCGCCTTCATCTCGAAACTCTTCTTGTTCTTCTGCAATAGCTGGGTACCGAACTACTTCCCACTCATCCCCGCCTTCAGAAGACGCTTTGAGTAATCGCCCTGCCAGATCATCGTCATGCCATCGAGTTAAAATAACGAGTATGCCGCCGCCTGGAGCAAGTCTAGTATAAGCAGTAGAAGTGTACCAATCCCAACTTGAGTCCCTATTATTCTGGGACTCTGCATCTTCCCTATTTTTTACAGGGTCATCAATAACTAAAATGTGCGCACCTTTACCTGTGATACCACCGCCAACACCGGCTGATACGTAACCGCCGCCGCCTGTTGTTAGCCAAGCTTCTGCAGACTGTGAGTCTGGATCAAGTCTTGTAGGAAACGCAGTTTTATAAGAAGGCTCCCGCAGCAACTGCCGCACTTTCCTACTAAACCCCATGGCTAATGATCCAGAGTAGGAACACCCAATAAATTCGTGACTGGGGTTTCTACCTAAGTGCCATGCAGGAAAAGCTACCGAAGCTAATGTGCTTTTGCCGTGTCGGGGTGGCATGAACAACATTAACCGTGGCGATTTCTTGTCCACCACATCGTAGCTAAACTGCTCTAACCGTTTACATATATCTTTATGCACCCAGCCTGCAGCGTAATCTGGATTAAACCGCTCTACAAAAGGTAATACTCTTTTGCGCGTTAAAAAACGTAACGCTAACTCTTCTTTAGCCTTCTGGTCTACTGTTGTTTCTTCCGGTTCTTTTTCTACAACCGCCGCTTTAGGCGCTGGTAACGCATCGATCAAATCAGCTTTGCAATACGCACATGTGTCATCGTCGTCAGAGTATAAAGTTTCCGGATGTAAACTATGACATCTATTACACTCTATAGTAGGTACTGCTGATTCTGTCATTTAGCGGGCATAGCCCCGATATTAGGAATTTTTTTACTGTAGTTCTTTTTAATATCTTCAATAACAATAGGATTAAGTTTTTTTGCAAATGTAGTTAAATCTATTAATTTTTCAAAATCTTCAGGGGTAGGTGTTTCGCCTTTTTCATACTTCCTCATTAATGCTATTATTTTACTTTCGTTTGGGCTGCCGGAGTCAAATATATTTTCTGACTTTCCGTTTATAAAACCGGCTAATTCCATTTCTCGGTTACCTATAGAGTCAAACAAAAGTTGTAATTTTTTGTCATTCGGTGCACTACGCGCATCGACTAATAGGTTATAAATTTCTTGCAATCTAAAATCTAACTGCCCCTTTATTTCTTCCGAAGACCTTCCGCCCAGTCCCCCTAGTCTTGCTTCAACAGCTGATATATCCTTAGAAGATACTATATCCTTTAATTTAGATAAAGATTTATCAGCGCCATCTTCCCCTACAAAATGTCTATATTCATGCGCAGCTATAGTAGGGTTTCCCCCATCACTTGCAGTATGAAAAGCATTTTCTTCTCTATCTTCGTTAGGAATTGGAGAATTTATATCGAGCCCAAATGTATTTCGTATACTATTATCACCTGTAACATATCCTAGGTTATCCTTATACTTAGTAGACGGGGTTTTCTCGTATCGCATAGAAACTAAATCATCCGGAAGACTTTTTTGGGCTACCTTACTAAGCATAGGATTCATAGATTCTACTATTCGCCGCGCATTCTGCTGCGTTAGCCCCATTAAATTTTGTTTTTGTATATCAGTTAATTTACTAGAATCTAAGACCTTAAGGTCTTTTGGCTTAAATACATTGTACCAAGGGGTTTTATTAAAATATTCTTGTGTATCCGCGCTATCCGTAAGATCTGGTAAGTACGGAATTTGACGATCTAGGAGTTCGTTCTCTTGTAAATAAGTATAGTCTTCAATACGAGCGTCATTTGCAGAGTTTTTTGGGTTCACCATTCCTGGACGAATAGTTTTAGTCGCTTCAGCTTTTTTGCGAAGCCCCGCTGTTAAAGCACTATCTGATCCAGTCTGACCTGAATATGGAGCTATAGCCATTAGTTTGGCATGTTCCCAAGATTAGGTGCTGTCGTACTGGCTT